TGTCATCATGAAAGAAAGCCGTCCAGGCGGCCTCATCTATAGCGGACGCTGATCACTATGGCACAACCAACTTTCACGCTTGAAGTTGAATATGGGCTCACTGTTCGCAGAGGCACGCGCGTTAGGCGCGTGCAATTTGGCGATGGCTACGAGCAAGTTGTACCGGATGGTGCCAATACTGACATCAGGAAGTATGACATTAGGACCACCCCAATCACTGATGCGCAAGCAGAGGCGTTAGACGATGATTTGTCTGCATTGTCAGGTGATTTCTTTTATTCACAATTCAAGCAAGATGATGCAGTGTACAAATATCGCCTTGATCCAAATGAATGGTCTTGGGAATGTTCAGGTCCAGATGTGAACATTATTTCTTTTTCGTGTAAGCGCGTGTACGATTCCAGGGATTAATTATGACCATTCAATCTGATGTATCGCAGACGTGGCATGATGCCATCATCGAGCTATTTGAACTGGATCTGTCAACCATCACTAGAAGCGCAGGAGATAAGTATTATTTCACGGCCAATCTCATGCCTGATAATACAAAAATTTCGTGGAAGGGAATTACTTACGAGCCGCTCCCCATTGCAGCAACTGGATTTGAGCGTACTACAAAAGGGCAAATCCCTACTCCCGAGTTGACGGTGGCCAATGTCTTGGGGACGTTGGCTTCAGTGGTCAATACGTTAGATGACTTAGTGGGCGCAAAAGTAACAAGGCGCCGCACCTTGTTGAAGTACTTAGATGGTGGGGCCTCGCCAGATCCATCACAAGAATTTCCAGATGACATATTTTATGTGGAGCGTAAAATTGCAGAAAGTAGCATTACCATTACATGGCAACTTGCCAGCAAAATTGACCTAGAGGGACTGCAATTACCGCGAAGAATTATTACGCAAAATTATTGTTTGTGGAAGTTTCGCGGCTCAGAGTGCGGTTACAACGGCGTGGCCGTTGCTGACCAATTCGACCAGTCAATAGTCACTGGCGGGGCGTCCTCTCCAGAAGGCAGTGCGTATATTGACGCATTTAATGCATTTACTGCGGCGAAAGCAAAACTTGCCACCGCGGAAGCCATCAAGAATAAGCTGTTTGCTCAAAAAGAAACTGCATGTGATGCGTCATCTCCAGAAACGTATGGAGCCAATTTTGTCTTCAAGAGGGGCGGTGATGTTGATATAACTTTTTTCATTCAGACCGAAGATGCAGCGATTGCTGTGTGGGATGGCAACAATGTAAGCATTTCGGGATTCAACCCCAATTACAGCCCTGGTTACAAGCAAAACACAGGACGAGGGCCAGGCGAAGAGAAAAATGGAACAGGGGAGGTCTACGCTGTTGAGCGTAATGGCATTACTCTTCCATTTAACGATTCAACTTTCGCAATGAAGGATGAAGATCAGCAGCCAATATTTATTGTTAGCGGCCAGGTGGTAGTAAGTAGCGGGTTTGTTTCTTATAGTCTTGGCGACTATGCAAGTCCAGGCTTCGCTCCCATGAGAAGCCTGGCTTCCGTGGAATATGGTGCAGCGCAATGTGCCAGTAAGACGGCAGAATATGATGCTGCATTAAGCCTGTATAACGATGCTCTTGATGAATTCAATGCTGCGCAGGCGGCTCTTAATGCCGCCTACGCGGCATTGCCTCCTGGGGATGATATTTTGAAGCGTGACCGCTGCGGAAAACGGTTGCAAAGTTGCCGCTTGAGATTCACTAATGGCAACTTACCATTTGGTGGATTTCCTGGCGCCAACTTGGTAAGATGATTCCACTTTCAATTAAACAGGCTATTGCAGGAGAAGCCCGCAAGGCTTCTCCTAATGAATGTTGCGGATTGATTGTCAATGGGGCGATTGTTTCTTGTCACAATTCATCCCCATCGCCTTCCGATTATTTCACGATTACTGCCGAAGACTACATAAAAGCTTCTGCGATGGGAGAAGTGGAGGCGGTGTATCATTCGCACGTTGGTGGCACAAGGGGCTTTTCACGGCCCGATATAGCGGCATGCAAACAAAGCAATGTGCCGTGGATTGTTTTCCATGCACCATCGGGAGATTTTTTCTACGCTGACCCCACTGGAGGCGCCCCTTATGAGGGGCGCCAATGGACTTATGGCATTCATGATTGCTATGCCATTGTGAGAGATTTTTACAAGAGGGAGCTTGGTATTGAGCTTGACGATTTTAAGCGGGGAGATGAAATGGAATGGGAAAACAAGGGTTGGACTATGTTCGTTGATAATTATTCTCGGCAAGGGTTTTACGAGATAGAAAGCCCGGAGCAGAAAGGAGATATTTTGTTAATGCAAGTTGGCGCCCCATCTCCGAATCATGTGGGAGTAATGACAGGGCAAGACAATTCTTTTTATCACCACTTAATGGACAGGTTGTCAGAGAAAAGTGTTTATGGAGGTTATTGGGCTAAAGTAACAACTAAGACGCTGAGGCATGAGGGCGCAAGAGCATGAAGCGGCGGATGGTAGAAGTGAAGCTTCTTGGGGAGTTGGGACGCCGTTTCGGGAGGTCGTATAAGTTCATGGTGCGCAATCCACGAGATGTTATTTCTGCGTTGTCTAACCAGCTCGATGGGTTTAAGGACTATCTTTGTGGCGCCCATGAAAATGGAATGGGCTTCAAGCTTGTTGACGAAGATCCAGAAGGAATGAATTATGACGGCGTGATGATGAGCTGCAAACAGCTTATCATTGCTCCTGTTATTGCTGGATCTGGGGGGAAGGGGATGTCGATCGGCCAGATTTTATTGGGCGCAGCACTGATTGGTTTGGCATTCATTCCAGGCATTGGCACGGTTGCCGCAGGGGGTGGACTTGCCGCAGCAGGTGCAACTGTCGGAAGCCTCTCCAGTGTTGGCACCGTACTGTTTGGGCTTGGCGCAAGCCTGCTTTTAACTGGGATCGCTGGCCTCCTCACGCCACCAATTCAAACACCTGGCACTGATTCAAAGAAGAAAGACAGCTTTATGTTTGATCGGGCCGTGGAGCTTACCACCCAGGGCTACCCCATTCCGCTGCTGTATGGGCGATATTTGGCCGTTTCGCCATTGGTTATTTCCTCTTCAATCAGCACTGAAAACATCTCAGCGTAGCAATGAAGGACAACCTCACTGGCGAAGTTCAGCAATGGTCAATTAGCGGTGCTGGCGGCAAAGGTGCTGGCGAAGGCCCCGTTGAAGATCCAGACACTTTGCGAAGCAAGGCTCAAGCAAAGGTGTTGGCACTTTTTAGCGAGGGAGAAGTGCAGGGTTTTCCCAGTAATTTTTCTGCCGAGCAAAGAGGGCAAAGAATCTTCTTGAATGATACGCCTCTTGTTAATCCAGATGGCAGTAAAAATTTTGAAGGTGCCAGCATTTCTTTTGCTACTGGCACGCAGGCACAGTCGTCATTGCCGGGATTTAATGATGTGCGCATCGAGCAATCAGTGGGCATCAAAGTACAAAATCGCATTGGACCAGTATCTGCAACTACAACCAGTTCCACATTGAGCAAATTGGTTGTGCGAGTGGGAGTGGCATCACTGTTCCGCGTAGAAGAAGAGAGTGGTGATGTTAAAGGGAGTGAGGTGAAATTTACTATTCAAATTATTGATGCTCTTGGTTCGACAATTAAAATCAGAGGCGAAAGTATCAAGGGTAAGTCGAGGGGGCCTTATGACGCGGAATATGAATTTAGCCTTTCTGGCACTGGGCCATGGACTGTAAAGGTGAGAAGAGATACAGGCGATCCTGACAATTTAAAAATCAATGATGATTTCTATTTCAAGGCGATTGTCGGCATCATTGAAAATACATTGCGCTATCCCAATTCGGCGCTGATGGGGTTTAATGTTTCTTCTGAATTTTTTGATAGTGTGCCAAAAATTTCCGCTGAGTTGCTTGGCATCAAAATACAAGTGCCAACAATTTATGACGGAGCCTCTAACACCTATTCGGGAGTGTGGGATGGAAGCTTTAAGACAGAGGCAAATAACAATCCTGTATGGGTGTTTTATGACCTCTTGACGAACTCTCGCTATGGCTGTGGCGATTTTATTGATAAAGAAGATATTGACATTTACTCTCTTCTTCCTATTGCCAAGTATTGCGATGAGATAGTTTCTGATGGTCGAGGCGGAACGGAAAAGCGTTTCACTTTTAATGGCTACATCAACAATCGTGGTGACGCCTATGAGGTGCTGAATTCGTTGGCGGCGGCATTTCGCGGGATGATTTATTACGCGCAAGGGCAAATTATTGCCACTCAGGATCGCCAAGCTTCAGCAGTGAAGCAGTTTTCTCCCGCCAATGTCATTGTTGAGGTGTCTGATGGTGGGGAACTGACAAAGCCAGCTTTTGTTTATGAGGGTACTGGCCTTAAGGCACGAAAAACCGTTGCACTGGTGTCATGGAATGATAAGGATGATCGCTACAAGGCAAAGATTGAATATGTAGAAGATAGAGATGGCATTGATCGGTATGGCTATCGCGAGCTTGAGGTGAGAGCACTTGGCTGTACGTCTCAAGGGCAAGCCCAGCGCGTAGGGCGTTGGGCGCTAGTTACCAATCTGAATGAAACGGAAACTGTTACCTTTAAGGTGGCAGCAGAAGGTTTCTTTTTGATGCCTGGTGAAGTTATTGAAATTGCAGACCCCTATAAAAGCGTGGGCATTTACGCGGGTATGCTTGCTGCTGTGGGAACAAGTGCAGTGGTACTTGACAGAGAAGTGTCCCTAGAAGTCAATAAAACTTATGAAATCATCATTCGCACTGGGGATGGTCTTGACCTTGTGGCGACTGTTACAAGCAGTCCAGGATCCACCGACAACATTACTTTCTCTCCATCGTTCACCGAGGAGCCTGCGCTGCCAGCAGCATGGATCATTCGCGAGGCAGGAGTAACACCACGCAAATATCGAGTGATTGGACTGAATGAGGACGATAATGTCATAACAGTGTTGGCATCTGCTTACTATGAAGATAAATATGCAATTGTTGATGATTTCACGAAGCTTTCTTCTGAGACCACATCAATTGCAGGCCTAGCCATCACCCCAATGGTTAGTGCTGGCAGTGTTGTACTAAAGGTCACCTAATGGCGCAAATTGAAGTGACATGGAAATGGCCGCAATACAGCGGGTATTCCATTTTGAATGCCATTAATCCTGCAATATGCTGGCATGAGCCGCGAAACAATCCACTTATCAAGGAGTTTGCTGTAGAGCTATATCGCGAAGAGGATGACCGATGGGTGGACCTTGGCCGCACCACTGCTGATTACGTGCGTATTGATTCGCAGGATTACGATATACGAACGTCTTATCAGATAAGGATTGCTACAATCGGGATAAATAGGCGGCAGTCGCCATGGTCTTATAGCCAGCGATTTGTTGCATCGCCATTGAGATTTGATTTCACGTCGCCCGACACTGTGCGACTTCCTGATGGCTCTTCTAAATTAAACCAGCGTCTGCTGTTTTTGCTTTTTTAATCATGGCACTGTTTGGTCTTGATGCCGCTGGTAATTCTGCCTATGTACAGGCGGTCGGTAATGGCGCGGAAAGCACGCCTTACATCTTGCAACACGATATTTTGCCGTCTGGCATCAAGAGCGCATGGGTGGCGAGTACTAGCGGAGAAGTGGTGGTATCTGGCGTAGCTACGAAAGAGCTGCGAGTGTTAAACGTGGCCATCACGGCAACAAGCGGAGGCACTGTTCAGTTCCGAAGCGGCGCCTCTGGCACCACATTGACACCTGCGTTCCCCGTGTACGCATCAGGCACCCCGTTGTCATTTGGCAGTCCGATGGGGCTGTTCCAGACCACCGCTGGAGAAGGCTTGCAAACGGTCGTCAGTAGTGGCATTGAATACCAGGCCTTGATCACCTATCGCGAGGTGTAAGGATGACACGCATTGTTGGCTTTCTAGAAGGGGCCAGCGGGCCTCTTAGCGGACGACTCTACGTGAAGGCAGGGGGCGCCTTCATTGGCGCCCCTGCTAAGGATTTGTCCTTCAAGGTGGAGGATGGCATTGTCGATGTGGAGCTACCTCCATGCCCTCCTGGTATGCCCTACTTTGTCGACTGGAAGGATACGGGTGACATTAGCCGCTTGAAGTATGTGGAGCGTTGGCGCGTGCCCGCTGCTCCTGAAGTGAGCATTGAAGAAGTGCGTGGTCTTGTTAAGTCGCGCCCTGGTCGTGCGCAAGCAGCGAGCAAGAAAGGCGAGCTGCTTGAGGCCAAGATGCTCAAGAATGAAATTAACGAGCTGACGGCAAGTCTGCAGCGGCTTGAGCAGGAGAATGCCAAGCTCTTGCGTGAAGTGACGGACGCTGAGAGCAAGGCCGCAGCAGCGCAGGCCAAGAGTGCTTCGATGGTGTCGGAGTTGACAAGTGCCAAGCGTGACGCCATTGACGCTCGCCTTTCTCAACAGGAAGTAGTTATTGAGAAGGTAGTAGAGAGGACTGTCACTCCTGCTGACATTCAAGAAACAATTAGCGACTATCGCCAGCGCCTGGAGCTAATGGCGCGTGAAAACGAAGCATTAAAAAAGGAAGTAGAGGACGCATTCTCGCTTACCACGCATTATGCAAGTCTCCATTCGCAAATTGATAGACTGACGATGGAGAAGCATCAGCTTCTATCTCGCATCGATGAATTGAAGCGTCCCAAGCGCAGCACAACGTCGTTGCGTAACGAAGCTATTGCAAACCTCGACCGTCTTATTAGTGGCTGATGGAAAGCATTAACGTAACCGTGAGGGAAGGTGACAGCTTTGATGAGCTGTACCTTGCTTTCCAGAAGCCTCTTGGCACCTATCGGGATTTCACCAATTCCGAAGTGATTGCACAGATTAAAGAGACGTTTGGCGGCGATGTAATTGACACGTTCAATATTACAAAGCTTGCCGCTACTGGCCATTTGAAGCTTGCACTGTCTTCTGCTCAAACAGAGGCTTTGCGCCGCAATATTGCAAGTGGTTATGACGAGCGCGTCATCACTTATGACGTGGGAAGGCAGGCCGCTGACCCTGCCGACATTGGCGCTCTCTATCTGTGGGACTTGAAAGAGCTGTACTACGTGGAAGAGGGCGGCGGCATTGTTCAAATGGTGCAAGGGACAATAATTGATCCCCTGCTGCTCACATATCGCGTGCGTGTAACTACAGTTGATCGCCATAATCTTGGCCCTTCTGACATTATTCGCATTGCTGGAACTAGCGTGGCTGGCTACAATGCTACTTACACCGCAAACACGCTAGATATCATTGACGAGCGAACTTTTGAAATATTGCCCGTCAATAACGTGCCTGTATTTAGCGCTAATTCTTTTGGAGGTACTCTACGAGTGCTGAAAGAAGATACGATTGTATTAGGCACACTGCAGGTTAAGCCCCGCATCACATCGATTTAAGGAATCATGCCTGACATTGAAGAAGGTCAACAGGTAGTAACAGTTGGCAGATCGGAGCCTATCCAGGCGGGTCAGGCGACCATGGAGCAGTCGCTGCCTGTTGCGCTGGCTAGCGACCAAACTCCCATCCCCATTCTTGACAATCTGAGTGCGCCTTCTGAGGTGCATGATGATCTGCTGGGCAATCCCCGTGTGCAGACCAGCTTGGCTCTGTGGGATTCCACCAACATTATTGCCATTGATCCCAAGCTTTGGAAGCTGACTGAGGATCGTGAAGGCAATCCCCTGCACGCTACTGTCACTCACCTGCCTCAGGAGAGCGGCGCTCAGCTCCTCATCAATACCAACGCACCTAACTCTACAGAGGTGCAGATGCAGAGCCGTCTGGTATTCCCGTACCAGACTGGTCGCATCACTGATGTGAGCTTTGGCATCAGCATGCTTCGCAATATAAATGCGACGCATGAAACTGGCCTGTTCGACGAGAAGAACGGCTATATCGTTCGCATTATTGGCGACGATCTTTTCTTCGTTCGTCGCACCAACTCTGGTGAAACTCCGCAGAACCACGGAGCACCTGCGGGGTCTACTGACTATACAGTCACTGATCCCACTTCTATTTATTTCAACCATCGTTATCGCCTGCTGCCTGAAGATCCTTCCGTGATGGAAGAGATTGTTCCTCGCAGTGTCTTCACTGGCGACAAGCTCGATGGTGTGGGCAACAGTGTTCACACGCTGAGCTTGTCCAACGTGACAATGTTCCGCATCCAGATGGGCTGGTATGGCGGTTCGGCTTGTAAGTTGATGGCATTCGTGCCTGTCGACGAGAATCTACCTGGCGGTGCTGAGCCTAAGAATGCTCGGTGGGTGACAATTCACCAGATCAACACTTGTGATCGCCTGCCGTTCCCGAGCCTCGGCAATCCGAATCTGCCACTGACATTCCGCATTGTCAAGACTGGCAGTCTCGCCCAGGCCGTGTTCCTGAAGATCTACGGCACCAAGGCTGAGATTGATGGTGGCGATGCCACAAAGTATGACATCTTCTCGCATGCATCATCGAGCGTGCAGATTAATCCTGGTGTGCCGCGTCCGCTGCTCTCTATTCGTTGCAAGGAGAACATTGTCAATGCGGAAGGTGCTGTAACGAAGAACATTCTTCGCGTGGTGCCTTTGATGCTCAACCTTTCGTCTACATCGCCCACCAAATTTACGCTGGTGAAGAATGCAAGCGGCTTGGTAGTGAGTGGTGCAACTCTTGATCCGCAGGAAGCTGGTGTGGCTTGGACTTCCAACGCCCAGCTCTCTGCTGTTGAGTACAACACCACAGCATCTGGCATCACTGGTGGCGAGATTGTCACCACGTTCTTCACTGGCAACGAAGACGGTCAAAACCTGGAGCTTCAGGAAATCTTCCGTCTCAACCGCGAGTTCCTCACCCGCCCAATCTCTAATGATTCGGGCCAGTCTGGTGATGTGCTCACGCTGGTTGCTGAAAGCCTTGCGGTGAGTGGCAACACTGTTGCAGGCTCTCTCACTTGGGGCGAGCGCTGATCGCCTTTCACATTGATAATTACTGCTCATGGCAACGTATTACCAGCTTCCCCATGAAGTAGGTCAGAAACGCATTGTTGTTGCAAGCGGTGCCAATGCAGGCACCGTCTTGCAAGAAGCTGGTGAGTTTCCAGTTGGGCAAGCGCCTATGGCGGAGAGCATGCCAGTGGTGGTTCCACTGGAAGGCACTCCGCTAATTATCAATAAATATCTTGAGAAGCCTTCTGAAATCAAGGTGGATGTGCTTGGCAATCCACGGGTTGATGAAGCGCTGAGTCTGTTTAATTACACAGACGATTATGCATTCCGTGATGACGTGTATGTCACGGAAATTCAGGGCTTGAATGAGAGTGGTGAGAATGATGAAGAGAGTGCCAAATGGAGTCAGCTTGAGCGTGTAGCAGTTGACTACACGCCGCTTCCCATTGGCTCATTCCGTCACGATATTCGCCGTCGTGGCATCAATGTAGAACTCGCTAAGGCCTCTGGCGGCTTCCAGCGTGCTCGCTTGAGCACGCGGAAGCGCTTCCGTTATCAGACAGGGCGCGTGATGCGCATGTCTGTGTGCGTGCAGATGAGCCTTGCTGATCTTCCCGCATGTGAGAAGCTCTGGGGCATTGGTGACAGCCAAGATGGCTTCTTCTTCCAAATCAGGGCTGCTGGTGAGGGAGATGATTTCCGAATCATCTACCGTCGCTCGTCTGGTGATGGCCTACTGAAGGAAGTTGTCGTTCCTCGGAGTGAGTTTAATCATGATCCGATGGATGGCACTGGCTATAGCGGTGCCAACATTGACTTCACCAAGAACTGTATGTATCTGGTGGAGTGGGGCTGGTATGGCGCCAGCTCTGCCCGCTTCTATGCATTTGTCGTAGACGAGCAAGACGGTCTTCCTGCAACGGTGAAGCAGGTGCCTCGGGGCCGTTGGGTGTTGATGCACGAGCTGCTCATCCCTGACAGCCTTGATGCGCCGAGCCTTGGCACGCCTGTGCTGCCGTTCACCTTGGAAGTGAGCAACACTGGCTACCTTGTTGAGCCCCAGTTCATCTTTAAGTATGGATTGAGTGTGCAGGTGGATGGCGGCGAGAGTGAAAAGGCCGACATCTATGGAGCCGATCTTTCCAATGGCCGCGACATTGGTCCCGTTATTGGCGGCACTGCGCCGTCACATTTCTTTCCATTGTTTGCCATTCGTGCAAAAGATTTTGCGAACGGCAATATTTTGAATACTCTCCAGGGCTTGCCTAAGACTCTGGAAATGTTCGCGAACTACGGCACTGAGCTTGCCGTGTTCCGCGATGCGGAGTTTGCAGACTTC